CAAGCGTTCCATACGTCTGATTGCCGTCTGCGTCCTGCGATGTGATTTCCGTTGTCTGGTCCGCATATGCAAGCCAGAACTTGAACATAATCTCGTAAAGATGCGCATACGCTTCATTCTTGAGAACTCTCTTCGATTCCAAACGCCCCGCGGCCTGATTGATTGCGTACTGTCTTGCCGTTCCGGAAGTCTCCGAAGATTTGAACTGCCCCTGATAAGCGTCTGTAATGCCCAGCGTCGATTTAGCCCAGTTGTAATTTATTTCAAGGTAGTTCTCATCGTTCTGCACGTTGGGCTGTACGTTTATGACGTCTACCAATGCTTTTTCTGCGGCATTATCAAGACGGATAACCTTCAGCTCCTTATCGTTAAGCTCCACCTTTTTCCCGCGGGGGAGCGTAACGTAAGAGCCGCCCTTCATCAGCTTTTCATTGATCTTGGTTCCCAATTTCTTAATGGTGTCCTGCTGATCAATGATTGCCTTTGTGTCGGAATCCCCAAGCAATTTGTCATTGGCTGTAATGTTTTTCCGAAGCACGATCGGGTAAACGTTCGGCTTATAGTACGGGATCTTCTTCTTTTTATGCTGTACAGTGATCTTCTGCGTTCCGTCCGGATTCATGACGGGATTCCCGTTTTCGTCTACATCCGGAACTTCCTCTTCTTCCATTGGAGGAATACTTGTCTTTCCGAATGTGCTTCCGGAAGGCTTGCGAAGATCTGTGACTTCAATTGCATCTACAAGCTCTTCGTACTCTTCCGGAGCTTTCTTTGACTTCGTACTTCCGCATACCGGACACTTGCCATTCTGCATAACGGATCCGCACTTCGCGCACCTGTCAAGATAGCGTGATTCGTAGTCTTCCATATCAAGAAGTTCGTATCTGTCACACCAGATATACACGCCTACGCCGCCATGATCATTGCGATAATATGCCGTATAAACCGTAACAAGGTCGCTATTGGTTGACGCGTCCGCCACTTCTCCGGTAAGCTCCTGCTCATCGTTCTCTGCGTCTGACACATCAACGCCGTAAATCTTCTTTACCGTTTTTTTCGTGAGAAGCTGCTGGATAAAGAAGTAATCCATGTTGTCGAAGTCGGAAACTCCAGGCTGCGGTATCAGCTTCTTCGGATGGATCTCCGAAACCTTGATATCTCCTATCTGTGAGTGTGTTCCTTTGTTCTGATCCCACTGCACATACAGATAATCGCCGCCTACCATCGGGACATTCCGCTCCACAATGTCATTAATCGCGGCCAGATTGCATGACATGATCTTGTTTTCAAGCAGATATTCAATCTTGTGGGCCAGTTCGTCATCTTCCGGATGAATTGCGTGAACCTTTGGCATTGGAATGCTGGAGTCAACCTGCGACTCAATCAGCTCATAGACAATATTGCGGACATTAGTTGCTCTTTTTGACGCCGGATCTCCCGTATTCGGGTTGTCCTGCACATCCCTGGTACCGTTGTAATAATCCGTAAAAAGACGCATTTTTGCGCGCTCATCCCCGTAAAGGGTTCTCGCGTCTTCCATGCGCTGCTTCCACTCTTTCAGTTTTGCCGGTTCCGGTTCAGCTATGCTTCTTACCGTTCTTCCTGCCATATTCTTAATTTTTCTCCAAAATCCGTTCGGCATATTAATCCGGTTCGCCCCATCGCTCTATGAGCATTGCTTGTTCTTCTGCGTTCGCGTTGTCGTAGTCTTCCCACATATCCGGACGCCAATGAATGTGTTTCGCGTTTGTCTCCGATTCTGCGGGAAGCGTCCAGTAAACGCACCAGTAACGAAGACCGTCAACGGAATGCGTCAGATCGTGCGGCTTATTCGCGTAAATGTTCGGCTTTTTGTCGTCTCGCTGTATCTTCTTTAAACACCGGAGAAGCTCCGGAGCGCAATTTTTATAGATCGTCAGCCTGCCTTTTCCGCCTTCCGGATGCTTCAGGTATTCCTTTATTGCAGAACATCCTGCCGCGATATCATTGTTGACCTTTGTCAGGTTCAGCCCGTTTTCCTGAAAGATAATTGCTCTCGATTTGCCGGATTCCTGCCCCCTGTTCCAAAGATCCGGAGGTGCAAGAAATTGTCTGACATCATAATCCCGACTAAGGTCAAGTATCGTCTGTGCGGCCGCGCCGATCGTCAGGTTTGACTTGCAATATTCCTGCACAATCTGCGCGTTCCCGTATGCATCGCGCTGTATCCAGTACGCCGCCAGCATATCAAGGCCATAGTCGAACGATACATAAGTGTTGAGACTGCCGTGAAGCGGCTCATCGCTAAGAATTGATTCGTCCGTAACCTCTGGAAAGAACGCTCCGCCAGGTACGGTCAGTGCTTCCTCTTCCGACGCGGGATATTCTGCCGTCATAAGTGCAGGATCGGAAAGGTTTGCTTTCGTTTCTTCGTACCAGTGCTGGTCTCGGGAGGGATCCGCATACCAGGGAATGAAAATCTTCCGGAAAGAGTTCGCAGGGTTCGTCCAAAGCTCCTCAAACAGAGAACCGCGCTTAATGGTTGATACTCCGATAACCTGGCCAGAGTGTGCTCTATTGATTGTGGGATATGCAGCAGCCCAGATCTGACGGTCAAATTGCTGGAAAGCCCACTCGTCAAATATCAGAAGATCCGCTGTAAAGGATCGCGGCGCGTTCTCCGAAGAAGCGAAGCACGCCATCTTTGAGTCCGGATAATTGCCGGGAAAATGAATTGTTACGGTCAGCGCTGTCTGCTCGTACCAGATTCCTTTCCAGCCGGGTTCAAGGTTCCCTTTTTGCTGGAGAAGCGACGGCATATACTTCAGAATAACGAAGGCCATACGCCGTATCAGCTCTTTGGCCTGATCCTCTGCCTGCGACATGCCGATGATCGTCTTTCCTGGCTGAAGCATCTTCCACGCCGCGTAATGAAGCACCAGCCACGAAATACCAAGCTGCCTTGCTTTCAGCACGATGCACCGGCGATAGCTCCGGAAATCCTGCAATGCCTGCGCCTGCGCCTTCCACAATTTGAACGGAACAATTACTTCGTCACTGTCCTTGTTTTCAATGTGACCATACGTCCGGACAAAATATTCCGGATTGTCTCGCACATAATCCAGCTCCGCTTTATAGATTGTTTCCCATTCCTTTGCTTCCATGCGTAAATTATAGCATGTTCTTTCTGATAATTCACAATATTAGTTGTATTTATCTGTCTTTCATGAATATATCTGTTCCGGCATCACGGGCATCAGGTCCGCCATGTCACAATCCTTGTGAGCGCGTGCGTGCAATGGCCTTCGCTGTAATATTCTGGCGCAGCCGGTAACTTGGTGCCTGCCATTGAATCGCGTCTAAATGGCACGTTTTTTTGACAAATTTCATATTGCTAACTTGGCAAGTTACTTAGAGAACTTGCAACTTATTTGCAACCTAGTGATACGAATCAAATCGTATCAAAACGCAAATTGCTTATATGCAAGTAGATATTGAGTAGATATTGAGCAGATACCAGAAACTATATTCAGCCACTAATTACTACTGGTTTGAATACCGTGTTGAAGTGAATAAGTGATATGGTATAGATATATTATATAGAGTTGAAAAAAATATAAAATTTTGTATGGCAAATATAGTAGGGATGGAGACGCACGTCTTATGGTATAGGGGGTAGGTGGATACTAATCTATATATAAATATATATATAAATATATATACAAGATTAGATATAGATATAGACAGAAGAATAGATATACATACAAAAAAAGATAGAAAAGAAAAAAATACACCTATATGTATTGATGAAGGATAGCAGGAAGGGAGAAGATCATCAGGTCTGTATGATCCAGGATCCGGAACGGGCAGCAGGACACACAGAAGGCAGCAGGAAGGCCGCCGCCCTACCATAACGGAAGGAACAGCGGCCCGATGTGGCACCAGATAGCGAAGCACCGCAACTATTCGCAAAACAATTCTTTAGCGAACAGTTGGAGCTGTTTTTCGGCCTGAAATGCCTGTTTTATGTGTTTTATGGTAACAAGTGCATAGATTACGGCTAAATATGCATATCTGCATTATGATTATGCATTTTCCGGTCGATCATCGGGTCCGCCTGCGTCTGCGATCCGCGCCGGCCCTGCGTCTGCATCGAACCGATCGGAAGTCCCGTCGCCCTGTTCTGCACCCTGCAAGCGGTTGTAGACATTGGTTATTAGTGCCATCTGCGCAGGTGTCGCGCCTGTAATTTCGGTTTCGGACCGGTCAACAGGTTTTTGCCCGATTGTGTCCCGAATGAATTCTAGCAGCCTTGGGTTGCCTTCTGCCGCGCCTTTTACTGCTGCTAGAAGTAATTCGGTCTGTGTATCTACACCTTTTACGCTTTTTGATGGTTGTGCTAACAACGTCTGTAATGTTTCGGCAAATGTACGGCGCTGCTTTAGCTTTGCTTGAAGTGCGTGTCCTCCTGCCTTCTGTATATCTGTAGATTCCCCCTTTTGCAGCATTGAAAGGACGCCGCCGCAATAGACCATGCGTGTAGACGACTGATTAACTGTACCATCTGGTAGATCACGGTAATGCTCTTCTAAAAACTCATCCGGCACAACATAGCGTCCCTTTTCGTTTTTCGGAAACCGTGACATATCGAAGATATTTTTTTGTGGAGAATCTTCTTTTTTGATATTTTCTGTTTTCTTTTCGTCTTTCACGGTTCGCTTTTACCTTCTGCTCGTTCCGGTCCGAAAAATGCCAAAATGTTTAGAAAAATAGGAAAATTTGAAAAATGTCGGAACAGTCGGAACATTTCCGGAACATGTCTAAGATGATAATAAGTATAGAATATATAGATAAATATATAAATAATATAATAAATATCTATATATCTATACTAATTACCGTGGTTATCAGACTTTTCCGAATCCTAACTGTTACGGACTAATGATACCATGTTCCGACTGTTTTTGCCATTCTTCCTTCGCGCGCGCTGGCATGGCATTTTTCCGGACAACAAAAAAACAGCCACTGCCGATGCCGGCAATGACTGTCTGTTAATGATTGTTTGTGGTACGATCTGGAACGAATCAATCCCACATGTGACTATTCAGATATTCTGCTTCTTTTTTCTTTTCGGCTTCTTCGGCCTTGTTCATATTCTCAACGGCCTGCTCCCAGTTTCCGTTTAAGATCTGTTCCATGGCTTCGCGGGCAACCGTTTCTAGACCGGATTTTTCTTCCATGTTCATTGCTCTAATGTAGGCGAAGGCTTGCGGATATTCTTTCCGCATCTCTTTGAAATTGTACTTCGGCGCCGGACGAACACCCAGCCCGCCAACGTCTTCAAACGAGTCTTCCCACTCGTCCGAATATTTCCAAATATCGGCGTATGCAGCCAATACCTTTTTAAAACCAGGGATTGCGTCTCTCTTTGCTTTGCGTTCTTCGTCCGCTTTTTTCTCAGCTTCTTCGCGGGCCTTCAGAATGTTGTAGATTTCCTTTGCGTGCGCTTTTATCGCGCGCTCTGCTTTGTCTCCGTCCTTTTTCAACAGATATATTGCTGTGGTGCGGATCTTCTTTTCGTTCCCTGCCGGAATGATTATTCCGTATCTACTAATTAACTTTTCAGCTGTCATCTTTTCGACTTCTTTCATTTCTATTCTCCTTCCCTCTTGTGGGTTTTTCTTTCTTTCTGCCTACATGGTATCATGTATTATTGTGTCTGTCAACACCATTTTTGCAAATTAAAAACGGCCCCCGCCGAAGATCTGCGAGAACCGTATTTTTGCTGCTGCCGCATCTGCTATCGCATCCGCGCGCCGTGCGATCACTCCGCGGACCTTCGCAGCGCAAGATCTAATATGTAGGCGTTTACCGACTTGCCTTCTTCAGCTGCATATTTTCTAATTATTTCTTTTTCTTCCGGTGTTGCACGCACCTTGATCTCCGCCAATTTTTCCAGATACCGCGCGTTAGCTTCTGCGTGCGCCCTGGTGTATCCATAATATTTACGTTTCTTCTTTTCTTTCTCTTCCATTTTTTTCTGCTCCTTTCGTCTGAATACAGATCACTACATATATGATATTTCTTTTCCGTTCATGTGTCCATGTACAATTTGCATCATTACATGGTCTCATGTTTGTACATTCTGTCAATTGCATTCATGGTGACATGTAGTACAATGTAATTAGTTCCGGAAGGGAACCAAAGAAGGGAGCAAACAAAATGAGAACATATTTTAATAACGTTCATACAGCTGAAGAAGCAAAAGAGTTATATAGAAAACTGGTTAAACGGCTCCATCCGGATTGCGGCGGCAATGCAGAAGAATTCGTAGCAATGCAAAATGAATTTGAAGCTGTGTGGAAGCTGTTGAAAGACGTCCATACGTCTAAAGAAGGCAAGACCTTCACGAGCGAAGAGAAAACCAACGAATCCGCAAAAGATTTCATGGACATTATTAATAAGATGGTCACATGGAGCGATGTAACTATTGAAATTATAGGCAGCTGGATCTGGGTATCCGGAAACACATACGGACACTGCGAAGCTCTGAAAAATTTAAAATTCAGATACAGTAGTAGGAAGCACGCGTGGTATTTCCACGCTGAACCGTTCCGGAAGCAGTCAAAGAAGGTCTTCAATATGGAACAGCTCCGCGAATTTTACGGATCCGAAACCGTAAAGACTGAACCGTTATATCTGAAAGCATAAAAAATCGGGCGCCGGCAACCCGTTAAACCGGTATTTTTAAAAAAATGGTATCATGTAGTTGCAAGAAGGAAAGAGCAAGGGCATAGCCCAGGAAGGATAAAAAAATGAAAAGAAATATCAACGGAAAGATCTATGACACTAAGAACTCGAAGCTTATCGCTGAATATACGAACGGATTATATCCGGATGATTTCGACTATCTGTCTGAAGATCTGTATCGTACCGACGACGGTAATTATTTTATCGACGGCGAAGGCGGAGCGCGAACGCAATACTCCGTCCACACGGGCCGCGGATGGAGACGCGAAGGAGAACGTCTGATACCCGTAACCGAAGAAGAAGCTAGAGCATGGGCTTCTGACCGGTTCACGCCGGAAGAAGTAAATAAAATGTTTTCTCAGCCGCGTTCACACGCGCTATAAGGCGAGACCTGCGGTCAAGCTAGTAAGCTAAACCACTCTGAACGAACGGAAAAAGAAATTGCCCCTCCGGATTTTCCGGAAGGGCTTTTCTTTTTTGCTTTGCGGAGCACTTTAAATAAATTCTATGTTTTTGATAATTCTGCACGCTGTCAGGCTTGTCGGACGGAGCTTGTACTCCTTGTTTTCGGTCGGGCTGTTCATGATTAGCAATCCGTCTTCCAGATGATCATACACGCCGACGGTATCAGCTGTCGTTTTCTGCCGATACAGCAGTGTCATTCCCTTTTTGATTTCGTTTCCGTTATCGTCTGTCAGTATTTCTCTAACTTCTTTTTTGATTTCCATTGTTTGCCCCTTTTTTTGATTAAATCTTTTCGTTTTTTGCGGATTTTTATGATCGCATGGAAATATATGCGGTCAAATCCAAACCTGTCAATTCTTCGCAATATTTTCTGATTTTGCGTGAGTCCCTGCCGAATTCCGTCTTGATATTGTCGATCTGTCCTAGAACTGTTGTTAGGCGTTGCGCCCCGAACCCGAAAACACGATGCAGTGAAAGAAACATGCTGCCTAAGACTTGTACGCCCATCCATTTGCATTGCTCCGCGCGCATGTAATACCACTGCGCCGGTGACAGGTTTACGTTCCCTGCTGCCGTTCCGTTCAGATAGATTAAATCATGATAACTCTTTTGGCATCCTTCCAACCGAAGCTCTATGCCGGTTTCCTGCTCCAGCATCATCAGCATTGATGTATTCGGATCCGCCGCGCATTCATTCCATGCATTTTGTGTCTCCTGCATCAGCCTGGATAATCTCCATTTGCGATATCCCCAATTTCTATACAGGGCAATCAGCGCGGAACACAGCATCATATCAATGCTTTTTCTTCCTTCGGCTTCGATACTTTGCATCGCCTTCCGGCGTGCTCTCTGCGTTACCTGCATGTTTTGTCCTTCTTCCAGTAACCAAACCTTACACCGCTAGATGTGCGGATATCCGGAACCCATACAAAACTGCCCCTACGGACTATTCCGTTCTTCCGTTCCTCTTCCAGCTTTTCCATGCGCTGTAACGGTTCCAACTCTTCTTTGATTTTTTCCTGCTGTATTTCTCTTGTTGTTTTCACCTATTCCCCTATTAGACTAATTTTTTGACTAATTTTTTGACTAATAATCAACTATGTTTAATTTCCAGCTGATTATTAGTCATAAATCCGATTATCGTTTAAAAATGATAATCGCCATTGCCACCGCGGACGCGACTGTCAGCCCGCCGATGACAGATAGGACTGTTTTGACTGCTTCAATCATGTGTGTCATGCCAGATATTTCCATCAGTACCACCCTTTTCTAATCCTACGTTCCAACTTGTCTTGATAGCCGTATATCGCGCCAATCTGCGCAAGCATTGAATCTTTTGCGTCGCTGTCCAGCCCCTCCGCGTCCTCGTTCAGATAAAATCTCAACCGTCCAATTTCCATGTTAAGGTTGCTCAGCTCCGCCAGCCGATCATCAAGCCTCTGATATTTATCTTTCTGTTCCGGTGTCATTGTTCGCCGCTGAAAGCTTTGCGGAAAGCATCTCAATCGTATCTGCGGCGTCACTCACAAGCTTCGCCAGCTCGCCCTTGCGGTCTTTGGCATATGCTCGCAGATCATCAATTTGTTTGCTTATCATACTCATTATATCTCTCCTCTATACGGTTCTGGCAGAGGCATCCATGCTATAGGCTTTGCCCCCTTATAAATCACTTTCATTCTCTGTTCATCTGAACGACTTAATTTACCGTTTTGGAAATTAATATGGTCTGCAAATCGCTGACAATCTGGAGCTTCAAATGTAACATAAACCTCGTCCGAAATTGTTGTCCCAAATGTCTTCGTTCCAATCCATTCGCGCTCTTCTGGCATCCGCTCGCTGCACGGAATCCATTTTGCTCCTTCCAGTGCTTCAAATGCTTTTCTTGTCGCAATGATAAGGGAATCTCGTTCTGTTGGCCTGTTTGCAAGCACATCATCAAGGACTCGGCATACCTTATCGCACTGCTCTTGTCTAATCATTCTTGCTCGTCACCTCCCCGATACGCCTCCGGAAGCGGCATCCATGCAATCACCATCTCTGTCCGGTCAAAATTATCCTCGTTCCAATAGTCGCAATAGACTGCTTTATCTTTTGTTGTAGTCAGGTAAAAACCTCTTTCCTCCGGCAGTCTCTCACCGCACGGAATCCAGTGCTGTTGTGCGGATGGCAACTTTTCAATTACATCGCTTGGGGAAACAATGTATTCAGGCTTTGGGTCTTCCTCTCTGCAATGATCGTCCCAATCATAAGTCATTTCCCAATCATACAATGCCTCAATCGCCACCTGTCTGCTGATTAAATCACTCATCGGTTCTCCTTTCTAACGCATTAAGCATCGTATCCATGACATACCCTAATACGTTAATCTTCACTTCACCCACAACAGGGAAGTGTTCTTCGTCACGCATTGTATGGAGATAATACTGACCTTTGCGACATATCCATTTCCCATCTACATTCGTTATTTCATATCCACCTATTGCATCGGCTTCGCCCTTCCTCGTTCTTACTGGGAAACATGGAGTAAAATATGTTTCATAACCCGCCCATTTATTCTGGTATAATTCCCCCATCGGTTCTCCTTTCTGGATAATCGTCATCAGTAACGTTCGTTTTGATTACATCAATCATCCCTGTCCTCCTCGTCCATCTTTGCGCCACATTCTATGCAATACTTCCACCTCTTTTTTGCATAGGGATAAGACACTTCTTTTCCGCAGCGCGAACATGTATAATGCACGTTTCCGTTGTTGGCTCTGCGTTCGATCCAATATGCGTGTACTGTAGGATTGGTATCAATAGTTTCTGCACGCTCAATCATGTCTGCAAATTCCGAAGCGGCATCATCACCCGTAAAAGCCTCTGTCCAATGGTCTCTGATCCAATCTCTTAGCGTTTTCTCTAACGCATCTGCATCAATCGGTCTCATTTGTTTTTCCTTTTCGTCCATTTTTGCGCCACAACTCGGGCAGTAGTTCCATCCGTTTTCTTTCGGCGTCCCGTAAATTATTATCTGTACTCCGCCGCAGGAAGAACATTTGTAGGTGTTACTGTCTTCCCCTGTTTCACTCTCATCGGGGATCCAATGAGCGTGCACTGCTGGCGTTACGTCCTCTCCCGGTTCATTCTCAATTGCCACGCGAATCTTTTCCTTTTCTCTCGCGGAGAAAAACATATTCTCCGCAATCTTGTTCCAGAACAGGTCAGCTCGGATATACTTGCTTTCCATCATTTTTCCTCTCTTCATTTATCTGCCAATTTATAGCCCTAGCTCCTGTAGCGTGTACCGATGGTCTGACTCCATGCCTTTGTACATGGTGCCTTTCTTAAAACGTGGTAAACAAATATATTCAGGCCCTGCAAGCTGAATAGAAATATATTCTATGGTCGAGTCAGTTATAAAGCTTCTTTTTGTGATATACATAACTTTGTCCTTGAACGGCCCGATCACACCTTCCAGATACCGCTTTTCATCATCGTCAAGAATCTGCGGATACACGATACTTCCTAGGCTTGTAGGTTCAATGTTGATGCTTTCAAAAATTGGAACATAACTGGAACATATAATCTTGGCTGTATTATCTGGTACATACGCGTTGCTCGGATTGTTTTTATAGGCGTAAATGGTCCCAGTATATTTTTTATCAATCCACTTATAGCCTTCTTTCATCAGGTTCTTTGCGGTCTGAATCTCAACCTCGTTGTACTTATTCATCGCTTGTTTTCTCCTTTGGTGCTTCCAGTTTTTGCCCGCAGAACGGGCAAAACCGGATTTTCGCTATCGGTGTTAAAACCGTTGTGATCCATTCGTCATCAATCACTGTTTTCCACATCCGCCATGCGTCTTGGTTGTCATACCATCCCTTCCCGTACCGGATAGATATGCCCGCTTTCAGACTGCGATTGCACCTGTGCGTAATCACAGCTTCGTCACCTCTCCTTTTTCCGTCCATTTCCCGCAAATATCGCTTTCAAACGTCCAGTCTGCGCACGCATCGCTGTCTGCGTTTACGCACATCCCGTTGCCGTTGTCGTCGTGGACATGATATTTACAGTTCCCGCAGCACACATCGTTTTCCATAAACGCCGCTGCGACACTGATTGCTTCCGACGCCGCTATGACGGTGATCAGCACGCCTGCGGCGATAACAAAAATTACGATCAATGCGATTCTCATCCTTCGCCCCCTTCAATCTGCTCAATCAGATCCGGCATTCCATCAATGATTTCTCCCAGCACATAGCCCCAGTCATCATAATCATTCGTGGTTTTTAATATTTTAGCCAAACCGTTTAGTGCAAATACCTTATATCTCAGCTTGCTAGCAGCTTTTTTCCTACAATCCATTATGTGTTCGTCCATGTTATCTACCTCTCTTGTAGTGCTCGAAATTGGCAAAATTTCGTGTCATTTCCGCACTATTATGTTTTTGGCGTTAGTTTATGTCTTAATAGCTGTTTTTCTCTTTAAACAGTCTTTCCAGCTCTCTTACAAATGCCTTGCTCAGATCCAGCGTGAAATCCTTTAATGGCCCTTCGGAGTATTCGTTGCAGATCCGGTCATACCGCGTCAGCATGTCCATAACCCAAACATCATCTGTTCCAACGTTGGAAGCGTCTTCTTTAAACGTCTTCCAGAAGGTATTAATGACCTTATAGACAACTAATAATTCATCATATTTATGTTTTTCCATTTCTCCTTCCTTCTAAATATGATTGTGTTCCGACTTTTTTCTCTCTTTGTTCCGACTTTTTACCCCGTTGTTCCGACTTTCGCGTACTAAAGTCGGAACACGAAAAAAGCCTATAAAATCAACGTTTTTCGGCTCTTTTTGTGGGTCTGTTCCGACTGTTCCGACTTTTTTAATGCACCTACGCGCGTAGAAAAATATTTTTTATTTCTCTCTTCCCTCACGTATAAAAAACGCGTATTTTTTTTATATATATATGTGTGTGTCAAAAAATGTCGGAACAGTCGGAACAGTCGGAACGCGTGACTGTCAATTCTTTTATTTTAGTTGAATTGTCAGATAATATCAGAATGGAACATCTTCTTGTACAGACAATTCATTAAATTGTGTCTGAATTGTTTCTTCATTTTCACGCTTTTTTCTTGGCTTTTTTGGCCCGTGATACGAAAAGTCGGAACAAAAGTCGGAACAACCACCCGTTTTGCGGAAGGCATAGCAGCGAATATTGCGGTTTTCGGGTATCCGGACGCGCTTTTTTGTGTTGCGCCCTTCCCCTCGGATCAGTATCTCTTCGTTGTCTGCCCACTTAATGAACTGCTTCAGGCTGAAATTGTGTTCCTTCGCGATTTTCTCCAGTACGGACGGGATAATGTCGATCTCGTCTTCCTTCTCGTATCCCCAGCAGCCGGCAGAAAATTCTCCGTATTCGTTAGGATGGAACTTGTTGGAATTGACATTGACTGCATCCAATATGTAATTCCATGCCCGTATTGGTTCTGACACCTCGTCAATACTCCGCAGGTTTCCAACACACCAGGGGATATCCAGCCTTGTATCATCGCCAAGCATCCGTCCTAGAAACTCATCCGCCGTTAAGATCAACGCCATTGGCGTAATCTGTTTTTGCTCCATCTCCTTCCCGTTTTTGTCTGCTTCTTCTCTGATTTTTGCCTCGTACTCATCCATGATGCTCTGGACCTCGTCGCAGTTCTTAATGACGTAATTGACGAACAGCTCACCCAAAAGGCCATAGTTTTTGCTGATAGCTTTTACAGTGCCGTTGCCGTCCTCGAAGATGTTTCCTTCTTGCATTTCAAAGTCAAGTACTCGGTTCAGTGCACCGCCGTTCATGTCTTCGGACGCCAGCGGGCGCTCCATATTGGTCAGAATCGCGTTTGACCACACCGCGGAATCACGCATGCTTAGTGACTTGCTCAGTCTGCTTTTCTCTCTTCCGGCGCACAGCGTATAAACAAATTCCGTGTATTTGCTGCCGTCACCTTTGTCGTTGATTTTTGACATATCATCAACTAACAACGGAAGGTTGTTCAGCGTGCCCAGCTGACGGACCAGCGCATTAACCGTGCTGTTTGATTCGATTTTCAATTCCTGCGGATTTCCCCATATCGAAGCTGCGAAGAGCAATGTTACCGTTTTTCCGCCTCCGGAATGTCCGTAAAGATTAACAATAAACGGGCTGATGCCGACGATCTCAACCAGCACTGACGCTAGCGAAGCGGCAATCACGACGTTAAAATCCTGCCTTCCGGATGATCGAAGCGGCATGTATACGTCTAGCCAGTCGCTGATGTTTCCGGAAGATGAAATAGCCTTTACTAACCGCTCATCCATCCACGAATAATTCAGCTTGATATCGCTATCGGAATATGGCAGAAACTCGCGCTCGTGTCCTTCTCGCGTCACCCATCCATAACGCCGCGTAGACATCTGATGCTCAATTGTGTTGGGATTCAGCACCTCAAAGTCCGCAAGGTAGTTGATCAATAGGTTTGCACTGGAAGACGTAACCGGAACGCCGTTATCCGACAGCTGTACAATCTTAGTGTTTGACGATATGAACGATCTCGGGACCTGCATGCTCCGGACTACGTTATCTTTTCGCCAGGTTAACTCTACGTCCTCTTTTCCGGTGATCAGGTCCGTCATTGTCCGCGTGATGATAATCGGGTAATTTGATGCCACCAGCGGACCGGCGAAGCCTTCCGTGCGGACCCCATAGCGGTTAACTGACCACTTGCCGGTATTTACTTTCAGCTCGCTGCCATCCTGGAGCTTAAACTGCGCAACCTGCTGATTATTTAGAACCGATGTAGATTTGCTATGCTCCTTTTCGGCCTTTTCCTTGCCTTTAATCAGCTTTTCAAACTCGGCGCGGCAATGTTCCGACCGCGCCTGTAAAGTCAATTTTGCCGTGATTTCTGCGCGCCCTAGCGGGTCTTCCTCAAAGTCCTCGTACAATTGGCGGATCAGGTCTGCGGATAACAGCTCTTTAACCGTTAATCCTTCTATGATTTTGTCATTCCATTCAATTCTCTCCATCGCTTAAAATTTCCATTATTCTTCGTCCCGTCTGCCGCTTGTCGCAAAACTGAAAGTCCACGTTGTACTTGCGTTTCATCGTTGACAGCACCTTAAACAGCCGATCCCCGTTCATCGCTTTTGGTGACTTCTTCCGTCGCGGATTCTGCCAAAAATAGACATCTTCCAGCGACCGGATATTTCCGCCGTGTTCGCACAAAATGGTTATTTTGATGCCCATTTCCTGCGCCCTTGCCAGTTCTGCCCGAAACCGTTCGTGCTGTTGACAGACATTTCCGCACAGCTCATTCAGATCCTTCTTGCGGTCAACTACATGCCGCGCATTGTCTAACGACATGTAGTCGCCGCAATATAGCTTTGAATGTGCTATTGTTGCCCCTGCTGCAATCAGCTGCGGTTCAATGCGGACCAGTTCTTGCGGCTTTTCCCTCGTGTCCACAATCAGCTCCATGAATTACCTCAAAAAGGGATCTCTTCGTCTGCGCCGGCCGGAATATTTGTGAACATGGAAGCCATGTCATTTCCGTTCCCGTTTGCAGTATTTAATCTTGCCTTGTCGTCCGCTGAAAGATCCTTTTCCTTCGGGATATTGTTGGGATCAACTTTATCTTCCGATACGAACCAGCGAAGCTCCGGATTCTTGGTTTCTACCAATCCTTCCGGACTGTCCCAAAGTCCGTGGACGATGCCGAACGCGCCGCCGATTTTTTTGTTTTTGAACTGCGCGCACCATGCTTCGTCATCCTCTACCCACTTCACTTTTGCGCCGTTACTGTTCTCGTAACACGTGCAGAACGTCTTGTATCCTCGCGAAGTTAAACCGTCGTTTCCAGTAACAACGATGTATTGCGTTCCTCGGCGCGGCCATTTCTTGTCTTCCCGCGTGTCCGCCTTGAACGCTTTCATAAAAAACTCGGGCTGACGGTCGTTGCTTGCAAAATCGAAGCTGACAACAATCATCTTCTTTCCGGTTTTGGTTTCGGACACTTTCACGTTCTTAATGATCATGTGATGCCCGCCCAGCTCCGGAAGCTCCCTCTCTCCCTGTACCTGTGCCTGCTCATATCCTTGCGGCATATTCATATCTTATTTCTCCTCGTAATTGATTCTGATTTCTCCGTCGTCTGTATATCCTGCTTCTATGCTTTCGACTCCATACAGACGGCAGCATTCGTGTTCGATCATGCACCCCCTTGCGTCGCTCCAATTCGGTGCGAAAACAACCAGATCAGCGGTTGACATTACCGCAATAGATACTCCCAATGCGGCAAGGGGCTTGATATCATCCGCTGGCGCGCATCCAAAAGCCGTCACAAAATCAACGTCCTTTCCGTATTCGTTCCGGACAGCTTTCTTGATTTGGTTTCTTAGTTTTTCGATTTCGGCGCTTTTTAATCCGCGCATTGGTTGACTTATAAATACCTTCATCCCTTTTCCTTTCCCTCCTTGTTATTTTCTGACAATCCGTAGTAGTTTCGGATTGCCGTGTCGACTGCTTTCAGATCATTGGGAATTTCCAGTGTTTCAAACATCCCCTCCGGTGATTTCGCGGTGCTGACTGCGTTGTTCTGCGTATAGAACTTGTAGTCTTCACAGTACAGTACTATGTCGAAGCACCCCTCTACCGTCAGAACGTTGTCCAGCATCTTTCCGATCGTCTTCGCCTTGTAGCGATTGTTCGCGTCCATTTCGCTATGGTGAAGGAAATAGACGATCTTATTATCGTCAGACAAATTATTGATATTGTGGATAAGGTTTCTAAAATTGAGAGCCATTGCGGAAAACTTGTCGTAGCTCTTTTCGTTGATACGGTCAAAAACCTCATCGACAAGCAGATATTGCGAATCATCAATCGCGTAGCTTAGTGATTTGCCGTTTTTGATTGCCGATTCTATCCACGAATACCGCGCAACGGATATCTGCGCCGGTGATTTAATACGGGGATCTCCTTCAAACGTCGGTACCTTAATCGCTTTTAAGTTTGACCGGAACGGAAGCCGCCCCTTTTCGACGCTCATGACTCCGATCTCTCCGGCCTTGAAGTTCCGAAGGGAATACGTTTTTCCGGAACCCGAAGCACCGATTATTAGAACTGGAACAGCCATTAAACTTCTTCTCCTTTCTCTTCCTTTTCGTCAATTTTGCTTGCCCAAAGATCAGCCCAGTGAAGAATCATCAGAAGCGGCGTTTCATGCCCTGGAATAACTGCCATGCCTCCGGTCTCTCGGTCGTACAGACCATCGTGATACCGGATTGCGAACGCTTCGTCCTCAGTCAGCTCGATATACCGATCAGTAATCTCCACTGACCGGAACGCGTGTGGCGTCGGCAGTAAATCTTTGTTCCGCTCATACGGCTTTGCATCCGACTGCTTGCCGGATTTTAGAATGTTCGGCACATACAGCGGCTTTCCGTAGTCCCCGCACTTCCCAACATCGTGAAGAATGCTCACGATTGTTATAGAATCCTTCATGTTTTCGTAATCATTCGGTGATAGAAGGGCCTGCGCGATTCTATGTGCGTTCCGGTAAACGTTGTAGGAATGCATGCACAGCCCGCCTTTGCGGTGTTCATGGTTTCTACCGCTTGCCGGAGCATCAAAAAAACCGATCTCCTGCAATTTGTCGGAAAGGTTGCTAATCCCTTCCCGTTTGGTATCCATCAGCGCGCATTTTAATTCATTAGATCTAACGAAAATTCTTTCTTCCATTTCACTCCTCCATAAACAGATCTACTTTTGTGTTTCTCTTCCAGTCCCAATCCCAGTCCATGACCTCGCTGAAATTGCTATCTTCTACGAATTTGGTATCTTCTACAGCCATATTCAGGAACCGATATACGATGTCTTCGGCAATCCTTTTGGCGTCTTTTTCATCAAAGGCTTTAATTTGCGCCATGATAATGACCGGAACGTCGCAGTTATAAACGTTCATTCATTGCCGCCTTCCGGAGATTCCGTAGTTACCGCTTCCGGCTCGTCGAACGTCACCCGCATCGGCCTATACTCTGCTGCCGCTTCCAGCCTCGCAAGGAACTTATTGGTATCAATAACGGCGTAATGTTTATCGTCTTCTGTTTCACTGCTGATATATTCAATTGTTTCGATGACTGCATCGTGCAGCCTGTGATACAGATCTCTGTAATGATTTGCGTCCTGTTCAAGGCTCTTGATGTGCTCGTAGAATCTACAGATGTGATCTTCGTAATCTTTGATATCAATCACTGCGTAATTCTTTTCCATTTTTAAAAAATCCTTTCAATGATATAATTGGGAAAACAAGTACTGGTCATATTTGTTTTCCTTCTTTGGGATTGCCCGTCAGATTCATCTTCTGACGGGTTATTTAATGTATTCAAACTCGTCGTCTGAATACTCTTCGACCGGAGCGGCGATTTCAATTACGGCACATGCAGCCATCAGCACGCCCGCAACGGCCAGAAACACCGCGCCGATCATCCAGACGTCGAACATTCCAAGCAGACCGCCCACGCCCGCAAGGCCGATTGTAGCCCCTAGCAGATAATCTCTAATCATTTGCATTCCCTCCTTTCCTTGTTAATTGCCCTGAAAAAGTCTCCTAACGTTTTGTCGTCCATGTCCGTTTCACTGACGATCACGGCGATTTGCAACGCGGAGAAAGTCTCCGGTTTCCTTAAATGTTTTAAGTAGTTGTCGTAGACAATGCCGGTGTGCTTCGCAAACTCCTTGTCTGTCGGTATTCCGGCATCTGCTCTTGCGCATTTAAGGATCTGCGTAGACTTCCGATCCGGCCGTCTTTTCATTGTTCAGCCTCCTTTCCGCATTCCCTACTGCCGCAGAAAGCAGTTCACGAAGTACTGCTGCCCCTTTCCGGTAACCTTTGTTGTCCTTGTGATCCTTGCGGATCCGTCCGGATTCTGGATTGTCCGTTCCTTCACTTCAAAAATCCCAAGTTCCATGCTTTTCTGTGTCGGCATGTTATAGGACGTTCCGCATTTCATCAGATAACCGTTATCCCGCATCCATGCGAACAGTCGTTTCTGCCCGATCAAGACTCCGTTCTGTCGGATCAGCTTTGCGAGATCGCCGATCAGAATGGAAGTATCTGCGGAGGCCACCGCGTCAGCAAACAGAGCCTTCGGCTTCATCTGCTCGTTCTCGGAAGCAAGCGCCTTGTTCTTCTCCTGTTCCTCCTTGAGCGACTGTAGGAGCCGGATTCCGAAGTCCGGGTTGTTGATGATGTTCTCGATTGTTGCCGGTGTGGCGTAAGCTCCGTGCTTTCTGATCGACGGAATTACGTCAGCGGTGATCCAATGCTTGAACTGTTTTGCGTTCGAGAGCTTGGAGGAGAGGACCAGAGAATAGAGTCCGGATTCATTGATGACTGTAAGCTCCTGAACTCCTCCAGGGGTATCGCATTTTGCTACCCCCTTGTCTTCTTCATCTACATGCTTCGCAAGAGCATCGTTGGGGTTCGCGTAGCCTAAGATCCTTGCCACATCTCTGCCGACGAGCCACGGCTCGCCGTCGATCTCTGTGGTTCGGATCATGCCGAACTCTGGATTGCTGAAAGCTGTAAGATTTGTTAAACTTTCCATGTAATTTCCTTTCTGCCGCCTACGAGGTCTGAACTCTGGGCGGCCTTTTTGATGCTTGTTTGTGCCTTTTTAAGACACATTTTTTGTAAAAAAAATTTCGTCTACTTCTTCTGGTGTGAGCTGGTAATGGCACTTAATTTTTGTGATCTCACTCTGTGTAAATTCTCCGAGTGTTCCTTCAAGTTTACGATAAACGGACGACGGAGAAATACCAATTAAATCGGCTATATCCTTTACCGTTTCGGAGTGCAACGCCATTATCGACTTTAACTTAGGCAGATTCATTTTTCCCTCCTTTCTCGTTTGATGTGTCTATTTAAGACACTCCCTATTGTACCCCACTTTTTTTACATGTCAATACTAAAATTTGATTTTTGAGACACTTTTATTATATAATGTGAAAGCAAAGACACGGAGGTATCTGAAATGAAGATGGGAGACAGAATCAGACAAATGAGAATTGACGCAGGAATGACACAAGAAGAGCTTGCAGAAAAGCTCGGCTTGCAAAAATCTGCGATTGCAAAATATGAAAACGGAAGAGTTGAAAATATTAAAAGAAGCACAATTCAGAAAATGGCAGAATTATTCGATAGAACTCCTTCTTACGTCATGGGATTTACGGACACTTCTGATTACAATTCAGATAACAGTTCTGCCTCTATTGTCCGTATTCCTGTTCTAGGATACGTAGCTGCCGGAATACCGATTGAAGAGATTGAAGATATCGTTGATTGGGAAGAAATTCCTAAAGACTGGCTTCGCGGCGGAAAGAAGTATTTCGCACTGCGGATTCGCGGTGATTCGATGGAGCCGCGAATGTATGACGGAGATGTCGTCATTGTCGAAAAGCAGGATGACGCAGAAACCGGAGAGTACGTTATAGCGGCGATCAACGGCGACCACGCAACATGCAAGCGGCTGATGAAATACAACGACTCAATCGCCCTTTTATCTCTCAACTCGAAGTACGATCCGATGATATTCACTAATGAAGAAGTAAGGGAAAAACCTATTACGATTTTAGGCGTTGTGCGAGAAATACGGGGAAAAATGAAAGGAATGTGAAATGGAAAAGAAAACAAAGATATCTGTAAAAACCATATTAGCTGAAATCGGTCTTATAGTGCTCTGGTATCTGATGACAAACGGTTTTCACATGGCGTCAGTGTTCATCCGTGATCTATTGGATAACATATACGCAAACTCTGGAGGAATTGGAAGATTCTTAGACTATCTTATGCCTGTATTTTGGGGCGTGCGCTTCGTTATTTGTACTTCTGTTTTTTCGTTTTTGGGATTTCTTCCTGGAACGATTTGCAAAAAGATATTTGGCAGGGACCTGGATACTCCGTTTAATGTTATCGCGATCATATATATCGCTTTGTTTGCCATTTCGAGCATATATCAGCTTGCTACCGGAGCATCATACTGGATGTGGCTTGCTTATGACCTGTTTTTCGCTATTTCATCTATTGCCGGACTTCTATAAATAAAAAATCCCCGCGCTGGAACGCGGGGCCGCTTTTTAAGCGGGATTTACGGAGGTACATAGCTTGGATCTACATATGTCTGAATATATTATATGACTTCTCTGAAAATTTAAAAACCATTTTCGCAATGTCACGAAAATGCTTGAGCTTAAAAAACCGGACGTTCGAGCGTCCGGTAAAAAAGAAAGAAGCTAAAAACCTATAAAGAAAGGATTAAAAGTATTATATCATGGCTAAAGCGAAAAAGCTACCATCCGGAAAATGGCGCGTTCTAATGTACGACCAAACCGGAATAGACGGAAAACGGAAGTACAAATCATTCACTGCTGATACAAAATCCGAAGCGGAACGTATAGCGAATGCTTGGAAATATGGAAATAGTGGCTCTAGTTCAAACATCACTGTAATTAAGGCAATGGAAGAATATGTAAAAAGCAAAGAAAACCTGTTGTCGCCTGCTACCGTAAGAAATCAAAACAAGTTTATTATATCAATAAAACGAACGTCTATTGCAAATGTAAAAGTATGCAACCTGACGACACTAAAAGTTCAAGCATGGATATCAGAATTATCTGAAAAATATAGTTACAACACCATTATTGAATTTTATAGATCATTTATCACTGCGGTTCGTCAGCAGGATCCGAATTTAAAATTTAAAATTACGTTTCCACCGAAAAATATTCCAGTAAAACACACTCCCAGCAGCAGCGATATTAAATTACTTATTGAAAACGCAAATCCTACACTTCGGCTTGCTATTTTGCTGTGTGTTGGCGGAAATGGTGCGTTACGCCGCGGTGAAATATGTGCAATCAAGCAACGTGATATTGATCGCGTTAAAAACACAATTAATATTCATGCAGACATTGTAATTACAAACAGCGGAAAATATGTATACAAGAACCGCCCGAAAAATAATTTAAGCATACGAACCGTCGCCTATTCTCCGGAAGTTATTGCCCAAATACCGAACGGGAACCCTGAAGACTTTGTTATTAATGTAAGTCCTAATACATTAACAATGGAATTTGTACATATAAGAAAAAAGCTTGGTTTAGATTTTCGTTTTCATGATTTAAGAGCATATTCTGCATCAATAATGATAACCTTGGGAATTCCGGAAATATATATAGAAAAATATGGCGGTTGGACACCTGGAAGTTCTTCGTTCAGGTCTTTATATTCTCGTGTACTGAAAGAATATGATGAGCAATACATAGAAAAGGCAACGAATGAAATGAAAAATATTGTCATATGCAACACAAATGCAACACGAGACCAATAGGAAGCTAATAAAAGCTTATATTTAGTGCATTTTTTGTTTAAATATATATTCACTTGCAAAAACTCATTCCTGTATTATCACATGTTGAATCTGCTGTATTATTTCGTTTTTTCCCTGTTTTATCAACGTTTTTGCGGTATCCACAAAATAGCGTGAATACCGCAAATTATACGTAAATTATTTAGCTATGCAACACAGATGCAACACGACATTAGTACGGATTCTTCTTCCGAGACTGTCCGGAAGCGTATACGTCCCACAACTGCCGCTTCTGTTCCTGCGTGTAATTGGAAGCATCGAGATAAGACCGAAGCTCTGATTTTGAGATACGCCCGTTCCTGTTGCCGTATCCGCTGTCGATTGATCCGAACATCCGCGAATAACCGTCCGTCGATGTATCGAGTCCAGGTATTTTTGAAGATGAATACCGCTCATAGCTCTTTGACATAGAAACGTTGAATTTCAGCGAAGGAATTTCTCCTGTACTGGAATCCTGATATGCTTCCGTGTTTCCGTAGTAAAGATTGTTCTTAACTGTCGCGTCTTTCTTTGCCCTGATTGCCGCAAGCCGATCTTCCATGCTTTCGGGAACAGCTTTGCCGTTTTTGGCAGCCCTGGCGTTATACTGCGCTTGCTTCTCCTGCAAGCTATGTGTCTTGCCCTTGCCATCTACATACACGGCACTCCCTTTCTGCATCTTGATCTGTCCCTTGGCGCTGCCGTTCATCATTTCCTGAATCTTCTTCGATTCTTTCGGATGATCCTGTAACAGCTTTATTGCGTCCAGTGTCGATAGTGACCGGCTGAACCCTGTCGTATCCTGTTTCAGATAGTGCTGTAACATGTCCAGCTGTTGATTCTTAGGGAATTTCTTAGACGCCGCGATATCTTCTTCCAGTGACGACGGCATTTTGCCTTCTTCGGAAACAGAATAACCGTTCTGATAGAAGTCAATGAGTGCCGGTATGCCGTATTTTTCGGCAATCGCATTGTCGTTTTTGCTTGCTGATTTTGAGCCGATATTCAGAACTACGTTTGCAACCGGTGTAACGTCCTTGTCACTGAGCTTTGACAATGCTTCGATCTTGGCTTTTTTGCCCTTCTCTTCGTTGCTTGCAATCTCGTTTTTGACATTCAGGTAGTTAACGACGTTCTTGACTTTTTCTTCGTCCGTCTTGCCGGCGTTGTAAACATCTGCGTATTTCTGATAGTCGCCCAAGTCCTTGCCGAACATCTGGTTCTGTGTCAGTTTTTCGGACAGATTATAGGCAATGCCAAGTGCTTCCGCTTTTTCATCGTCGGTTTTCAACTCGTTGTACTGCTTGGACTGTACAAGTGCGTTTGCCATGTTGAGCTTAAGGCTTCCCGCGTTTTCTTGATACTTCGTTACATCACTGTTGGACAATCGTTTGCCGCTGACCGGATTTTTATTAAGATACGTGTCTGGTATTAGCTTATTTACTGCTTTTATATCAGTAAGCTTTGTGGACAACCTTTGTATTTCATAATCAACGGGTTCAGATTCTCTCTTTGAAACATAGGCCGGAAGAAGGAAGTTTTGCACTGCACGCCCGAGATAATCAATCGGGTCTGTTCCGATATTTGTGATTGTTCCGGTGTTGAAGTGTTTCCTTCCGTACTGATCAACGTAATTTTCATTCTGTTCCGACGCAAACGGGATCTTGTTCAGCGACTGTTTGGCGACCTTTTTAATATCCTTGGCAATCCCCGCCTTTTCATTGACGGACGCACTTCTTCTGTACGGGTCCACAGTTCTGGCGGCAGCACCCAGAATTGAAGGAATCATCTGCGTGCCGTAATTCAGTGTAGTTTTTCCTATGCCGCGGACAGCTCTTTCTGCAATTGTCGTATCTTCATTGCCACGATCATCTGTTCCTGCCATTGTGTCAAGGAAGTCAGCAACGCCCTGAAGCATCGTAGTTTCAACAACCGGATTTGCAATTTTAGACATTGCCGTAAGTGCGTTCTCTGTACGGTCTAACGCGCGATCATACCATTTACCGCTCTCATCATCTCCCTTCTCTGCCTCTTCGCTTGTGAACATTTCGTTCATTGCCGCTCCGGTAAACATTGGAAGCATCAGCGGTACAGCCCAGTCCATAGACACGGATACATCTGTTCCAGGAATATTTAACGCCCATTCCTGCTCGCCCTTGGATTGCTTGTAATACTTAGAATTTGTGTCAAAATCCGTTGTCAGAATGCCCTTTGCGTTAAGATAAGATCCAAGCGCAATCAGCCCTGTTCCGGAAATACCACGTGTCATTTCGTCAATAGCTTGAGACTTGGATATTTTCCCTGTGTGGTATTCAGCAAGAGCACGTGCAATTCCAATAGGTGAAAAATCTGTTCCGGCTTCAACAATGTTCGCAGGTGTCCGCTTAAACGGAAGGCCGCCGCCAATAAGAACTTTTCCGATTGCTCCGGAGTTCTCAATATCGCTGATCTTGTTCGCAATATTTGCGGCAATTCTGTCATCCGTATGGAACGTAGCGTATTTCGCATCTTCTACGGAAGAATTCACAATGTTGTTAATCTTGTTCCTGATTTCAGGGCCGACACTGTTGTATTGCTTAACCTTTTCCAGCAGTTCAACCATGTTATCATCATTCAGCATGCGGCTGTTTCTGGCATCCTGAATGACCTTTTCTGCTGCCGTCAGCTTATCAGCGTTAGAAATGTCCTTAATGTCTCCACGCAACGCAGCTTGAACATCATCAATAGAAACGCCCGCCTTCTGCATTTTGGAATATACGTTCTGCGCTGCATCGACTGTAAACTTCGACTCGTCGTCAAGAACGCCCATTTTCCTGACGTAATCCGCGAACGTAGCACCATCCATGCCCTCTTTTTTGATTCTCTGAGCAACGGAAAATGCAAATTTATTCTTCATCGCACCGTAGTCAGACAGGGATTCCATGTTCTGATCCATTATCCACTGACGCGCGTTCCAGACTTTTTCTTTAATATTTTTACCTGCGCCGATATTCTTTGCGAAGTCCTTGGCCTGCTCTTTGATGCCTTTTGCACCGGAATTGAATGAATAGTCAGCATTTCCGAACGCCGCGCCGTTCTTCATGATTTCAGAAGACGCAATAGGTTCTTTCATGCCAACATCCAGGTATCGCCCGAAGTAATCGTCCGTGATTTCCTTTACGGGATTCTCGTATTTTAAGCGGTCTGCCTTTCCGAAAATTGTCGCGCGGTCCGCCTTATACCTTAAAGCATCCGGTTCTCCTGACAACTTTCCAAGCTTCTCCATGATATTCTGGTTGATCGCGGAGAAGTTATCCGTCGTGTTTGTAAGGCCGCCGAACATGCTGTTACCGACTTTATTACGGATCTTCGTTTTTGGATTACTAAGCATGCCGAAATAGCGCACGATGCCTGCCTTGTCCCAGAAGCTCTTATTGATGCCGATCTTATTTGCAATATAGGCATATCCTTCTTTTTCAAGGTCCGCGCGTTCCTTGCTTCCGAAGTGCATCATCTGCGCCCGATCAAAAATATCTATGATATGGTCATAGTCCTGATCCGTCAGCATTCCGCTCCCTGTAGCGCACAACTCCATTGTGTTTGTGATATCGGAAAACTGTTTTGTATCACAAATATAATTCGTAAGGTCTTCAATGCCTTTATCGCTTATTTTTCCTTTCAAGCGATTATATTTGCCGATTGTGGACTCAACGACCTTCCGAACGCTTTCACGGTCCTGCTGCAAGGCATCCGCTTTTACCTGATCCTCTGCGAACATCTGCCGCAGCTGTGACTTGATTTCCTTGGCTGCTTCATCCGCTTCGTATTTCAGATGCTTCCCGTTCGGAGTATTGAACGCCTTCTGCATCTGCTTTTCCTGCATGCTCTGCGCCGCAGCTACAACGCCGTCCGGTGTCTGCGTCCATTTTGCGAACTTCTGAATCGTCTGTCCGCTTTCAGTCCCGACCTTCTGCATGTTCTGCGTAACCGCTCTTGCCTTGGCATAGTAGAACGCTTTTTCTTCCGGATTTTCTGCATTTCGCGCCGCTTTGCTGTAATGTGAATACAGCATCATCATTTCATCGACATCGGATCCGCTGTATTTGGACTTAAAGTCTTCCTTTGACATGCTGGAAGTGTCCGCAGTCAGCCGCTTTTCTTCTGCCTCGAAATTGGAAGACAGCCTATTTGCCGCGGTATCAAGCGATTTCTTTTCAGATTCTGTCTGATACGTGTACAGCGACTTGGAAAAATTGCTATTCAGCTCTTCATCCGTAGAAATGCCGGCATTTTCCATGGTATTTGCGCGAACCTTGGAAAGTCTTCTTGCTCCTTCCGCTTCGTCATTCATGCCGCGTGAAAATCCGCTTTCCGCCAGCCAGTCGTCCGCTGTCGCGTTCTTGGAATCAGCTGTAAAATTGTTGCCGCCGCGCATGCTGCTATTCAAGCCCTGAGGCTGTGAACCGGAAACATTCTGCGCTCCCTGTTTCATGTTGTCAGGAGTATCAGAAAATGGCATATTTTCCGCGTTTTGAGCGGTTTCTTCTGCTGTTCCCTGCATTGTCTTCTGAACATTATCAAGGGACAAATCATCCTGTTCCGGAGCGTAATGGAACGTCCTTGTCTGCGGATCGTATGCTTCTTGTGCTCTCTTCCGTGCCGCTTCGTTTTCCCGAACGTAATTTACAAGTTCATCCCACGCATCATCACTGTCGCCATTTACTTTTCCGTCAGAAGCTCCGACAAACGGATCAAGAATATTATCTTCCTGCGCGTTTTCAGAAATAGGCTTTGCGATATCAGACGTAGGATTTGCGTTCGCAAACTTTTTATATTTCTCAAGCTCGTCAGAATCGGAAATAGATGGTATTTTAGAGCCATTTACGTTCTGCGTAGTTTCTTGTGCGGGCTTTGCCATATTCTGCGAAAGAGCCGCGGTTTCAGCCGATTTTGCGGTATTTTCCACGGGGATCTGTGCTTTAATAGCATTCGCCGTGTTCTCTGCTGCTTCATCTGCGTTACGTGCAAGCATGTTCGCACGGTCTGAGATTCCAGGAACGCTCACACTTTCGGCTGATCCTGCCGCCGCTCTTGCGCCGCGGTCAATCAAGTCGCCGAAGATCTGCCCTGTGATATTCCCTCCCATGTTGAACAGAAGGTTCTTCGCCTGATTATCCGCAATGTCATTAAGGATCTGTTTTTTGTCCGTTTTTCCGTCCGCGGTTTTGTACTTTCCGCTTTCGGCATTGTCCGCAATGCTTGGGATGGTATCAAAAAGCGTATCTGCGACCTGTCCGGCACCAACATCAGCAAGCTGAGAAATAAACTCCTTCGCCGCCGCGTTTTTGGCTGTGTTGGCAAGCGGATTATTCAGACCGAGCGCGCCGGATACAGTGTTCGTAATTGCCGGAACAACGCCCGCCGCTTCTGCGATCTTTCCGTATCCGCTGTACTTTGCGGCATTGCCTGCCATATTTCCCGCGCCATATGCAAGCTTATGCTGATTCTGCGCCTGATCGTTAACATCTTCGAGCTGCTTTGCCGTTTCCGTCCCTGCGTCCTTCTCTTCGGTAAGTTTTCCGACTGCGTTTCCTGCCTTTTCCGCAAGGCGCTGCGTAAACGGAAACGCACTGAGAATGCCGCTCATGAACGCAGAACCCGTCTTTGTGTTCTTCAGTGCGGCGTATGCTTCGTTTTCTTCGTCGGTTAATGGCTCACCTTTGCCAAGTGACGCAGCTCTTGCGCGGCTGTCATACTGCTTTAAAAGCTCTTTAGCTTCTGACTTTTGCTCTTTTGTGAGCTTTTGCGCCTTCGATGCATTAACAAGAGCCTGTGCCTGCGCAAGCGTGCTCTGCGGAGACAGATTTTTTACATCTGTTGCTCCTTCAGCTTTTTCAAAAGTTCCGTTCGCCGGCTGTATTGTTGCCTGATTCTGTGCCAGTGCCTTCTGCTCTGCCGCTTTTGCCTGTTCGTAACGTTTCTGTGCCGTCGCAACCTGCTCTTTCGTTACGGTATTCGCATTGTCTGCCCGATACTGTCGGATTTCCTCTACGATTTCTTTTGTGGCTTCGCGGTCTCCGGACTTCTTCGCCTGTGCAAGCGCAGTCTGCATCTGCTCCAGCTGTGACTGCTTTTTCTGCTGATCTTTATATTTCTTCTGTAAGCTGTTGTAATTGTTCTGCGCCTGCTGCGCCGCTTTCTGAGCTGACGTGACAGCCTGCTTGTTTACGCTTGCAGACTGAACAGACTGTGCAGAACCCTGCGCTGTATTAGTATTCGTGTTCTGCGCAATCTGCGCGGCGCTTTTGGTGTTACTACGTCCCGTCAGCCCGCCGAAAAAACTTTTTACCCTGTTGTACGTGTCTGGATCCGTCTGCATCTGCGATGCAATCTTAGCAATGTTAGCCATTGCCTGCTCCTGCGTCTGCTGCCCGCCCGACATCTGAAGCGCATAATCGTTTGCCTGTTTTGCCAGCTGTAGGATTTCCGGATTAATGCCGTTCTGGTCTGTCCCCTGCTGAATCTGTTGAGCGGACACGTCGTGTCCTGTACCCTGCGGCTGAGGTGTTCTAGGCGCGCCCTGTAGCGAAGGAATGGACACATTCTGTCCGGTAGCCTGATTTACGGTTCGCTGAATTGCCGCGCCGTAGTCTGTTGCGCCGTTCGTCATCTGCCTGTACTGCTGATTGCGCTGATCAAGCATTGAAGCGGCCTGAAGCGCCATGGAAGGATCTTTTGCAAGCTGTGTCGATATCTTCGCAATATTGTTCTTCTGCGTCTGTTCATCCTGCGCTTTTCCGGATTTGACCATGTTTGCAGTGTTGATTTCTCCTGCGATGTCTCCGAGAAGCTGAGAATAATAATTCTGCGTACCCTGTGACTGCCGTACAGCATTGTCCCAGGACTGAGCCGCACTAGGCGCGCTCTGCGTCTGCACCTGCTGAGGAACATCCTGCGCGGCAGCCTGTGGCTGAGGTGCGGCCTGCGCGGCGGCCTGAACCGGTGTAGGCTGTTGTACCTGCACCGGCTGTGCCTGCTGCGCGCTTATCGCGTTCTGGATCATTTTGTTCAATTCATCATCATTGAAATTAAAAGCCATTATTCCAGTCTCCTTATTTGAGCTGACCAATAATCTGCTTGATTGTTGCCGCGTCTGTCATGCCGTTACTAACAAGCGTATTAACAATGTCCTGTGCTGACGCGCCATTCTTATTTTGCATTTCTGCCTGCGCCAGAAGTCGTTGATACCTCTGAGCATTGTTCGCCTCCTGCGCCTGCTGCATGCTTTGTTTCGCATACGTACCGGCGTTGATTGCGTTCTGAACAGCTTGTGCATACGTCGGATTGAACTGTGCGTTCATAGTATTGATATCGCCGTAATTGCTCATGTTCTGCAATGCTGCCTGGCCTGCCTGAGAAATGGCAAAGCTGTATGCAGGGCTGACCTTTGACGTATCAACAAGCTGATATGCTGCCGGATTATTGACGTATGCCGGCGTACTTACTCCGTCCGTGCTTACGCTGTTATAGGAAAACCCTTGCGGAGAATACCAGTCCTGGCTTGCCGCCGCCTTGTATCCTGGCTTGTATGCGCTTCCATTAAATGAAATGCTTCCGTAATTCGGCGTGTATCCGGTATTCTTGAATAACTGACTGTTAAGTTCGTCAACCGCCTTGTAATATGCCTGCTCTGCTGATGCAAGAGACTGCCTGTTACTGATTCTGGAATCCGCAATATTACTATTAAAATTCGCCCAGTTATTATTGACTTCCGCCATCTGAGCAGCATAGTTTCCGTTGGTCTGCGACCAGTTGTCGTTGGCAGTGTTATACAGCCCTGTCACATTCGTAAGGAAGTTTCGATAGTTCTCTTCGACCTGATTTTTAGCATTCGTATAATTCCCGTAGAACGTGTTGTAATTGTCGCGGACGTTGTTACGAAGACCTGTAATGTTCGTGAGGAAATTAGTGAGATCCCCGTTCACATTGTTATACATGTTCGTATAATTTCCGGTAACATCTGTAAGACGGTCATTAATGGAGTTCAAAAGCTGTGCTCTTGCCTGCTCCATATTAATCGCCTCTTTGTTCTTCTCAACTTCCGCATTCGTAAGGTTTGTAAGATAGTTGGAACGAAGGTTAGAAATATTGTCCGACGCAGTACTCCGGATATTTCCAAGCTGTGTGTTGTACGAATTGTTGAGCCTTGCACGTGCTGTTTCCGACATGCCGCCGGTCAGACCGGAAGCGGATAACTGCTGCCCGAGTGCTCTATCCTGAAGCTTGTTGTTAATATACGTTTGACGCTGTGCTGTCTCTGCTTCTCTGTTCGTCTTGTCAATGTTCTCATTAAGAACACGCTCAAGGTTCGCAATAGAAGCCTGATACATCTTTTGAAGAAGGCCGTTCTGCGTGTCATAAGCGTTATTTACATTGCCCTTGTTCTCCGCAGCCGCAGATTTTCCCTGATTAAGATAATCTGTAAGCTTGTCGAACGCGTTCTGATAATTTCCCCGTCCTTCGTTTTCGAGATTATTGATATCCCCGAGGTTGCGATCCCTTGTTTCGGTTCCAACCTTCTTCCAGTCTTCAAGGTTATTAAGGTTCCTGTCGCGAATCCCAGTTCCTTCACCTTTCAGATTGTCGATACGACCTATGTTCTCTTTGTAGAGTCCTTCCGCCTTGCCAAGCCAATCATTAAGAAGGCCTCTGTTCTGGTTGTAGATGCTTTCTCCGGTTCCATACAGTCCATTGATAATACCTTCAATGTCTCCGTATGCTCCGCGCGCACTTCCGTAAATACCGTTAAGACTGTTGGCTCTTCCTTTGTACCAAGAGTCCCAGTCATAAGAAGGCGCAGAGCTTCCACCGCCGCCGCTTCCGCCTTTGCGTCCTCCGCCCTTCTTTCCGCCTCCGCCCTTCTTGGTGGAAGTGCTTCCAGAATTTCGGATGCTTTCGCCCATGCCGTCTGTACCTTTTACCTGCATAGTCTGCTCCTTTTAAACTTTTGTTTATTATTTGTATACTGACTTATTTGCCAAAAAACGTGCCTATTCAACATTTTACGTGTACAATTTCCGAATCAGTTCGTTTACACGGTGCTGTATCTGTACCGCGTCGTACCCTGCTTTTTCAAGCCTGTCGATACGTTCTCTTCCGGTTCCCCACTTTCCTGCGATAACTTCACGGGCTATCGTGTCAACAGACTTTCGGTTCTTGTGCTGCGTATAAGCGGTTTCGAGTGCTTTCAAAGACTTCGGGCCATAAATACCATCAACCGCAAGGCCAGCGGCCTTCTGGAAAGCACACAATCCAACGAATGTTCCTGTACCAAAGATCCCGTCAGCACCAGCTGGACCGCACGAGTATCCGCACGCAATCAGCATTTCCTGCATGTGTTTTACGTCTGTGCCCTTATCCTTCTGCTTCAGCACTCTTGTGGTTGCTTCCTGCGGATTGATTTCCGCGGAAATCGCATGATCGTACTTCTCCAGTCCGCACTCATTTACGCAACGAAGAAGGCTCTGCACGTAGGAACTGGACGTTGCATATCCGTCTGCCTTGATCTTGTTTGCAAACTCCGCGGCGGTTTTGCACTCTTTCAGGTTCTTATATCTGCTGTTAACGCGCAGAAATTCGTAGTACAGAGCTACGCCGGTGTCCATGTCAGGACATTTGCAAAAACCGTCGATAATGGATGTCAGCTGGCCGACGCGGTATTCCTCATTCGTGCGTGCCTGCACAACGGTAATTTTCGATGCAATAGCAGACCGCTTTACCCACGTGCCATATTTGATGCCGAAGTAGTTATTATTACGCCGGCTCCACGCATTTCCGAAACCAGATTCAAGACACGCCTGCGCGATTGTAACGGATGTTACGCTGTATCCGTACTGCGCAGCGTATTTCACGATGATCGGCGCAATTTCCGCGATAAATTTATTCTGCTGTTCCGTCATCCTTGATCTCCTTGTAATCGCCGCGCGCGATGTGCATTTCCTGCACTGCTGCCTCCACCAGTGCAGACAGCTGCCCTTCATTGATGGTTATGCCGGCTTTTTCTAACAGCTCTGTCGCTAGATTTACGGCAAATTTCTTTCTGCTCTTGCCATCCTGCGCCCATAAAAGCTGCTGTGCGGCATATACTGCTTTCTGTACCGCGCTGTCGATCTGCTTATTTTTCATCCACTTCTGGACTGCCGGTATCAATACCGCAATCACTAAAAGTGTCCCAAGTCTCACCAGTAACTCCACTATCTGATACGTTGTCTGACTCATTTCCTGCTCCCTTTCCGCGCTTAATCCATGCTGCGCAAACCAGTTCCACAACTCCGGGCGATAAAATACATCCCTCCAGTACAGACGGCTCTTCGCCTTTCACGATCCACGCTGTGAAAAATGCGACGCTCCATGCCACGATGTAGATCATCGCCGCCACAACATACTTGTCCAAATTCTTTGTTTTCTTGATCATTTTGTAGGATCAAACCATTCCGGCTGCCCGACGCCATTTTTCGTCAGCCAGTTATTAAACATGTTCGTCATATACCAGTCGCCTTGTATATCAACGAAATAGTGATGCGCTACTTCCAGTATTTCCGACACGTTTTCGGGATAGTCTGAAAACAGGACGAGCAGCTGCAGCCGCACGTTGTCTTTCTCCTCCTTCGCCGCTTTGTGTTCTAATTTAACCATCCGGTCACTGATATCCGCATTGATGGCCCTGCCGAGCTTCCGTGCCATGTTTGATAAAGGTTTTGCCCTTGATGGCATAATTTCAATAACGATCAGCACCGCAATGATCACAAAAATCAATCGGAACATTGCGTCTGCGAATCCAGGTGAATCAAAAAGCCATTTAAACGTGTCATCCAAAAAGTCCCATGCTGTCATGTAATCTTCATACCTTTTCCTTTTGTAAAGAGGCCCCGAGCAAATACATGCCCGAGGCCATCAGAATCATTCGCGCCGCGGCACGTATGGTTCTCTCACTGCTCACACGCCGGATTATGCCAGCTCCACGCCGAAAAGAAGAATGTACTGTTCCCGAACTAATGCCTGATGCTCTTCCGGTACGTCTTCGATTGCTTTTGTCCCACGATGAATGCACCGCGCAATAATGCGTGCCATTGCTTTGCTCATTTCTGCCCTCCTTAGATTGCCGCGATTGCGTCTTCGAGGTCGGAAAGACGAGAATCGACAATTTCATCATGTGTAAATGCTCGCGTCTTGAACGTGGCAGTAATGTTGCCGCTTGGACCTGCGGATGCCGAAACTCCGGTATACACAACCCGTGCAATACTGCTTCCGTCGAACGTTCCGCCAATCAGATTATCGGCTGCTTCAAACTCTGCTTTGATTGCGTCAAGATCTGCGAATTTTGCCACTACCGCCACCATCGCGCTGATGGTTGAAGTGTCAGTAAATTCAGCTTCATTTCCGCTTCTGAATATCAGTTTCTTCATGTATTCTCCTTCCATATATTTTTCTTTGTAGTCTGAATATTAATTAAATTGATGGTAATATTATATCATTTTCTGACATTGCATAAAACAAGACAGCCCCGTAAATGAGGCTGTCTATTGTTCGTGAAAGTCTGATTTAGCGAATCATTCTGCGCTACACGTTTTGCCGTTATCCGACATTGCGGACATGCAAAACGGATTTAACATTAGCTTTTGCAATGTAGCCATACAGGGGAAAATCGTCCTATGCTGGCTATCATTCGGAATGAATAGCATAACGATTCCTACATGGACCGATTTCGCTTTTGCTAGGCTAAAATCCGGATACTATCCAGCGAAAGTAAAGCCTAATGGTCCGGTCGGTATTATTCAGGAGCAGACATCCGGATTAACGGGGATACTCATCGTCATTGACAACGCGATAAAGATAAATACCCATGCTGTTAGCTTTAACTCCCAAGGCTGGTGCTGGGGGTTTATTGCTTTTGTGCTGGCCTAGGCAGTACGTTTCCACATGTATACAGCTAAGTACGGCGGCATATTGCTTGCAGACGACGTATCAGCGATAGATTTGTAATGCAACGTCTGTAAGGTCTTTGTGGCTTGCGTAACGTTATTGTTGACATCTGACCTTGATTCAGCGACGCCTACCGAACCTACTGGGTTTCCAGTTCCGCCCTGCAGTGCGCCGGATTGAGCATCATGCTCCATTGAAATTGATCCATAGTATACACCAAACTGGATACCGTATTTATGTGTATGTGTCGCCTCGCCACCTGTTGAACCAGCCGCATATGCATCACCAGCAGCCAGTAGGAACCGGTCTTTGATCTGCTCCCACGTTCCACCAAACAGTTCGGCTGGGTTTGTTGCATTGACAGACATGTAGATTGATCCAACCGGATACAACTTGTTCGCTAAATCAGACTTTTGCGCATATGTAATAGCACCTTATTTTAGCTTGATCAGGAATTGTAGATGATGTCCAAATATAAGTTAACTGTGTATCAATTAGTGCAGGATACACTAACGCAACCCAACCATCTGTAACAATGTGTATCCACGCCAAAAAGCGGTATCCGTCTGGAACGTCTGCGGATATAGCCATTCCATTATTTGTTAGTACCGCATTTTTATAACACACAATTAAATAATCTGATTTATCAGCTTTATTCGATAAATCAGACTTTAGCGAACCGATCTCACTTCCGATATTCGCCGCTGTCACATTCGTTCCGATTGTCCACGTATCGCCCTTCGCAACTGACGCCGTGACCTTGTACAGCGCGTTGCTGATCATCACGTACTCGCCGGCGGAGTGGGCACTTGTTGCGGTTCCGGCGGTCTCGATCTGTGCGGTATTTTTGGCAAGCTGATCTGTCACAGTTGAGTCAGATTTTGTTGCGATTGCTGATGTGTTCGCAGCAATCTTCGATGTGTTCGCATTTATCGCCGCCGCAACCGCTTTATTCTGCACAGGATTTGTGGATGTAGTACTAAGCGCAGTATCAACTGTAAGCTGTTTCTTTGCGTCCAGTACTCCACCGGAAAGCGTCAGATTGCTTCCGATGGATTTAATTCCTAGATTGTCCTGCTTACCGGAAAGCGAAGAAGATACGTCCGCTTTATTCGCTTTCAGATTAAGCGCGCTGTCAACATCAGCCTTTATTGCCTTCTTTGCGTCGCTCTCTGCGACTTTATCTATTGCAGACTGAACCGTATTGGCAGAAACTCCAGACGCCGAATTGTCATAAGCGATTTGCTCTGCCTTGTAGTCTCCGTTTTCCGGCATGATCGTTCCGGTTCTGCCATTGAACGAAGATACGCCCGTAATGCTTCCTGCGGCTGTTTCTGCGCTTTTCTTCGCCTGCTGCGCGTAATACTTTGCATTATCCGTATCTTCTCCGCTTCGGCTGGACGTTCCGCCTATAGCATAGGATTCTGCGCGCGTAGCGTTTGCCCTCGCATAGTTCACAGAATTGGAAGCGTTTTGTGCTGACGTAGCTGCCGCGTCCTTGGACGTTGTGGCTGATTCTGCGGAAGTCTTTGCGCTTGCAGCGGATTTTGCCGCATTGGTTTCACTGGTCTTTGCGTTGATTTCAGATGTAGCCGCCGCACTTTCACTTGCCGCCGCATTAGATTTATACGTTTCGGAATTTGCTTCTGCTGTCTTAGCTCCGCTGTAATAATATCTTGCATTATCCGTATCTTCGCCTATACGGTAATTAGTTCCACCCACGGCATAAGACTGCGCAATCTTGTTGCTGTCTGCAATTTTATCAGCAACATTCTTTGTGCTTTCTTCGCTTGTCTTGGCTTTTTCCGCATATTCCTTCGCGGAATTAACATACGTCTGCAAATTTAACGTTGCTGATTCTGCCGCTTCTGCACTCTTCTCCGCTTGAATTGCAGCAGACTGTGCCGCTGTTATATTGTTTGTAATCTCTGATATAGTCGAAGATATAGAATCAGCATTTTTCTGCGCCTTGTCTGCGCTTTCCTTCGCTGACTCCGCATAGCTTTTTGCCGTTCCGTTTGCGGTTTTATTATAATTGTCAACGCGGATCTTCTTTGTAACCGTCCCGTTATCAATGGCAATATAATCTGTGTCGGCCGCAGACTCCGCTTCCTGTAAGTCCTTTATGAGTATGGTTTTCAGTTCATCAGCCATTTTGCTACCTCGCTATTATTTGGTTCTCTTCCATGCAAATACGGAAGCAATTCCTGGATTAATTGTCTCCCACGTTCCGCCTAAAACGCTGCTTGGCGAAATATTCATCGCGGACATATACACAGACCCGACCGGATAAACAATATCAACGATAATTTTCTTAACATCAATTCCTTTCAGATAACTAACAACTGCCGCGCCGGATGGAACAGACGTTTTACTATCTTCTACCGTCTGATCAAATGTATCTGCACCGGAAAATGTATTGGATACTTTATCGTAGCCGTCTTTTAACGCCTGTGAAATGCCGTCAAGAACCGCTTTGTTCGCGTGCTGATGTGATTTACTGCTCATGCTGTTTACAGTAAACGCCATCGCATTTAGTATTCCCTGCACGTTGTCACTGGCACTAATACCGGAAGGCACGATTGCGCCAATATTGGACGCGCCATATTTGCTTTCTAGTTCATCCAGCGCCTTATTTGTACCATCAATGGCAAGATTTCCAAGTTCATCAAACTTTTCCTGCAATGCCGCCGTAGTAAGCCCAGGCGTGTCTGACAGCCCTGTAACTCCTTTTCCGGTACGTGCTTCGTCTGTAATATGTGTAAGTGCCATGATTTACCCCTTATGATTTCCGTTCTGTGTATATTCCACCGCAAAATCATTGATAGCAAACGGCTCATTCAGTTTGTCATTAATAAACCGGAACCGTGTATGGTCAAGCTTTTTCAGCCTTACTTTTGTTGTAGACAGCTTCGCGGTCATGTCCGTTGAAAATGTCATTTTTGAAAAAATTAAATGCGAAAATGAAAAATATTTCAGTGATACGGTATCTTCCTTGATCATATCCCAGATGCCGTGCCTCTGCGCCCATATCTGAACCGAAGACATAATTTCGGGCATACATTTCAGAGCAAGATAACGGTACGTCTTATTTTTATAGAAATACTGCTCTGAAATGTCCGCTGTTTCCCATTCTGCACGAATTGCTGCCCCGTTGTCTGAATAGGATTCTATTTCTTTCTCATCCGTATAAAACTGGTAGATTTTCCCATCAGAACCACCGAAAAAGAGCTGATCGTTAATCTCAAAAAACGTTGTTGCCGGAACGTTTTCCCAATAGAAACCGACATACTGTCTCGTCGCGTATGGCTGGCTTCTGTCCGTTCTGATCGGCTGCAAGCCGTCCAGAATATACACATGATCGTTTACAGCAAGTAAGTAATAGTCCTTGTACGTGTAGGCAAAAGCGTTTTTCAGGTCTTTCTCTTTCAAAAGCTTTCCATCAAGGTAATAGCTTCTGTTCTGCGCATACTTTTCTCCTGTAATATCCTGCGCTGTAACGGCATACACTCCAAGCTTTGTAAGGAACAACGGCTCTGTTTCAAGATAGCTGAATGCGTACCTTGATATTGCACCTGTCCCCTGAAGCGTATTCACAAGCTTGAATGTTGGCACATTATCAACTAGATCACCTTCGCGAAGAAGAATTGACTGTGCCTGTTCGTAACCGCCCTTGTGAACAGCAAGATAGTTGTTGATAATGGAATATCCCATGATCGGAGTTGCATCAGAACCAAGTCTTGAATATCCATCATCCGGAAAATACGTAGGATCATACAGCTCCGAATGCCAGTCCCTGTTGCTGTAGTTGTAATAATGCCCTTCCTCGTCTTTTCCCTTGTCGTCGTTGCCGGAAATAAACAGACGGTCATTTGCGCCGCCAACACCGAAAAGCGTTCCGATTGTGCAATGATTAATCTGATCCTGATATCCTGATGCAGTCTTATATGCCTGAATTTTGACGTTATCGTTTGGAAGTGCTGGTGATTTTCCAGGAGCAGTTGCGAATGTTACAATGCCGTTTTCTCTGTCTACGGTGAAATCCGTTCCTTCGGTTTTTTCTACCCAGTCTCCATCATCGTTCAAAACCCACGCCTTGACTTTTGTTTCGTCAAGACCATCGCGGGATAACTGAAACTTTGTTTCGGCCGCATGATCATTATCAACCGTAAACTGTTCTATCCATGCTGGTGACAGAAGATTCAGAGATTCGTAAACGTCATTGCTTGAAGACGGAGAAGAACCATCCGGATTTAAGCCAACATACAGCGTCGGAATAAATGCCATGTCTGTCAGATATGACACCTTTCCGGTTGAAGCGTCATAAATATGCGCATGTGATCCGTCAAGAATAATCAGTTTCTGATTCAGTTCAAACGACACTGACCTATGCGCCGCCATCTTATCGTACACAAGAGAATCTTCTGGATTTCCTGTAAGCAGCATGATGCTTTGCCCGTCATGGTCTACAACAAAATTTCCGCTGCTATCAACCCACAGCCGCCCCGCCGGAGCCGTAATGTTATACAGCTTCGTTCCGGCGTGAACAAGCCAGGTCTCTGTTGAGGTTATATGATGTACGCCGTAGATATATTCTCCGTAGTCATACGCCATTTTGTATCCCATGCGCTTACGCACTTTGCCGGGAACGGATCGGATCATGTTTATGCAGTTCGGCGACTTTGTGTCGTCTACTGTTGACGCGTCTGACGTAAAATCACAACCAAGGAAATTGTTTTCCTGATATACGTGAATGCTTGGACTAGACGGAACATTAAATTGTACAGACATTTAAACCCATCCTGTTACTGATGAAAACTCTTCTATTGATCCGACATCTGCCATTTGTGACAGCGCTTCCCTGCCGACCTCGAACTCGTTTCGGTACGTTGTGGCAATGCCGTTGTCATCGTCCTTATAAAGCTGTGACGCCATATACAACGGTAAAAGCGCAGCTACTTCCGGAGCGATGGACAGAACGTAAGTATCTTCCGTTTTGAATGTGATCTGCTTCGGATAGGCCCTGTAATAAATGGTGTAATCGCCTTCCTGATCTCTTGGAATAACAAGACATCTGCCGGCTTCCTGAAAATACTGGTCTGCGGAAACAAAATACGGATCTTCATCTGTCTCCGTGTAGATTTCATTCGGCGCGAGCTGATAGAAGTCGTCAACGGCATCATCCATGTTTATGCGGATATACTTCTCATACTCCGGAACGTCTTCATCATGCTCAAATTCTGCGCCATAAAGCGCGATATTGCGGATAATAGACGGATACTTAGAGGAAAACGTAAAAACGACTGTATCGTCATCTTCTGCTCCGGAAACAAGCCCCTTGTGAACATTAAAATCTTCGTCTGCGAAATCCATTTCATGCAGCGTGATTCCGCCAGCAGAAATAGCAAGATGTATCTTTCCGCGGCATTTAAAGCAGTACGATTTTACATTTGTTCCGCGGCACGTCCACTTGTCGCCGGCAATGGTTACGCTCCCCATCAGCCCGTAAACCGGTGATATCGGGCGGTTCACATACGTATATTTCCGGATGATATACTTTCCGGTAGTGCTTAAAAGCTGTAAGCCCTCGTTTGCGGCCTGCGGCATTGCGTTAATGTATTCAGCGTTTGACGTATCGACCTGAATTGTCTGACCGTTCGCGCTGAACAGCTTCTGCAACGTGGCTAGTTTGATATCTCCCCATGTTACTTTTGTCGCGCTTGGCATGTTACACCTGCTTTCTGCCGCGTTTAGCTCTAGTCGGTGCTTTCTTTTCCGGCTCTTTCTCTACCTTTATCGGTTCTTCTTTGGCACGCTCCGGCTCTTTTTTCTCTTCATACGGCGCATAAGAATAATTTTCTCCGCTTACATACGTCACAATGTAGCGTCTGCCGTCCAGCTCAAAAATATCTCCTATCTGCTTCATTTTTTTCTGCCTTTCAATTATTAAAAATAGTGCCCCGAAGCGGTGGCAAGATCCGCCTCGGAGCTATTTCAGAAGGAGGTTATGCGCCAAGCGCCGTGCCGCCTGTAACGCCGCACATAAGTACGTGTCTCCAGTTTGTGAAGCCCACGGACATTCTTGCAAATCCGTTGTATGTCATATTACGAGAATGGACGTCCGTATCATTCGCTACATCAAGCGGAGTACGATCATACAGTCTTGTTGCAAGCAATGCCTTGTTTGCCTTGCTGGACATAAGGATTGAGGGATGTCCTGTGTTTCCGGTCCACAGATAGTCAACAACCAGTTTCCACTTACCTCTCTGTGTGTTGATATCATTCTTGTCAGAACCGACTTCACCATCAGAACCAATCACACGCTTTACGAAGTCTTCGTACTCGGGATCGTCGCCAGGAATGATGATTGTATCGGCATCGAAGCCAAGGACCTCACCTCTATCGTCCTTAAAGTTTCTCATCTTATTAGCAAGCTTGTTCAGTACAGCTGTGTTGTTGCCAAGCTCGTCAGAATAAAGGTTAGAAACCGTCGTTCCGGAAACACTCTTTAAAGTGTGCTTTGTGTTGAACAGTGCCAGTCCGTCCGGTGTGGAAATGTCAATGCCGGTCTTTCCTCCGAAGGTCATTGTCTTGGTAGCATCTACAGAAGAAACAAGTGCCTGTGTAAGGAACTTCGCTCTTGTCCTCTTGTATGCCTGCACCATGTTGACGGCTTTGATCTTCGCTTCCGCAATCTGATTGTCGTCCATCATTTCCTTGGAAATCGTGAAGTCCTTAGAAAATGCAAGATGTTCAATCAGCTTGCTATATCCTTCCTCGAAGGTATCAACCGCGGCGTTAGTACCTTCATCCTTTACAGCGAAATCGCCAAGCCCGCCGATAGTCGTCGCTTTTTCTCCAAACCTCTTGGACTTCTCAACATTCGCCAGTGCGTTTACAAGATCGTCATACTTGTTCTGCTGTGCGTCCGCGTCAAAAATTGCCGCGTTGATAAACTTTGCCCACTCGTTCCAAAGGGAACCGTTCTTTGTATTATCACGAATAGTAACAGCCATTTTTTACTCCCTTATCTTTTCGTTTTGTTCCTTGAAGCGTTATACAGCTTCCGCAGATCCTTGTCTGAATACTCCGGGAACCATTCGCGCCACTGCGCCAGTTCGTTTTCCGGAATATCGACGCCTTCCACGTTCCCGGCAAGCCCGGCAGCCGCATTTAAGTGTCCTTTGGATTTTGCCTGGTTGATTGCGCTCTGCTGTGCTGCCTGCTGTTTCTGCTTCGATAACCGCTCAAAATTAATGAGCTTGTACGCGTCAGACAGTCTCACGCCCGCATGCGTCTGAACGTACTGAATGACATCAAGGAAATTGTCCTGTGCCTTTAAATCTTCAAGTCCGTTCACTGTCGGGTCAATCTTGTGGATATTCTCGACATCTTCCGCAATCATACGATTCGCTTCCGACTGCTGCTGTGCCTGAAGCACTTCCTGCGCCTGCCGGATAACAGGACTATTCTGCACTTCCTGTTCAACCGCGCGATTGATCATCTGCGGATCCAGTCCTGCTTCCTTGAGCTGTGCTTCCTGTTGCTGCCTCGCCTGTGCTGCCATAGCTTCGGCGTAATCCGCCGCGCTTTCAATCGGCTTTCCTGTGACGGGGTTTTTGTAATTGCCAAACATCTGTTTGTATTTGGCGTCGATTGCTGCCTGCTGTGCCGCAAATCTGCGCTCGGCTTCTGCTTCCGCTCTGCGCCTGATTGCCGCATATCGGGCGTTATCTTCGGGTGACTGCTGATTCGCGGGTTCAGCTTCTTCGCTCTGATTATCTTCAGAATCATCCTCGTTGCCGGAATTTCCATCCAGCTGGTCTTTGGACGTATAAACTACTTCTCCGCCCTCGTCCTCGTTCGGTTCAGCGGCTCCCGACATGTTTTCGCTTGTCTCCTCGGTTCCACCGGTTAAACCGTCACCTTCGCCGAAGAATTTAAGATGAGTAAAATGCATAACTGTTCTCTCCCTGATTTTTGCGCTGTTCTATGCGATATATAATAAAATGGTTATTCGTTGTCGTCTGTAATCTCAACCGGATTATATTTGACGGCAACCACCTTCCCATATTCGGGACACTGTTTATTGCGGCAGGTAATTTCCATTTTGTAGGCAAACGTGCCATCCTTGCGCCGCACAATTTTATTGGACGTTATCCGCCCTTCAACCTGGCATGCCGGGCATTTCATTCTGATCACCTCCGCCTTCGATCTGTTCCGCCGTCTGATTGTTGGCTTGTATCTGTTGCATCATTTCTTCCTGCTTCTGCTGCATTTCTTCCTGCTTCTGTATCCGCTGTTCAACGGTACTTAAAGCAAGGCCGGCATTCGGATATCCGGACGCTTTCATGAAGCTCCAGTAAGTTCTCAGTGTGTCCAGCTCTCCAAGCGGGCCAAACGCGCCGGATTGAAGCTTCAAATCGGTCTGATTCCACATTGCCTCGCGGTTCGCCATCAATGTTGACGTGGGATCTGTATCAAAAATGAATTCATCGTCCCAGTAAAACTCTCCGGCTTTGTCTATGCGAAGGAATTCGTGCCGGTCAAGCGTTCCATACGTCTGATTGCCGTCTGCGTCCTGCGATGTGATTTCCGTTGTCTGGTCCGCATATGCAAGCCAGAACTTGAACATAATCTCGTAAAGATGCGCA